GTCAAACCAGTTGTTGCTGACGCAGCAAGTAAATCACTTGCTGTTGCAAATTCTATATTTACTTTAACTTCATGATATTGTAATGCAATTAATGGTAATGCTAGACCTACATTTCTGCAAAACCAAAATTCTAATGGCACACATACATCTTTAGTATTACCATTATTTATTACAGATGCACCAACCATTATATCATAACCATTTCTTTTGCCTTTGGGTAATGATAATTCATTCCATATATACATCCATTCACCATATTGTTTGTCAATGCGCTGTCCGCCAATTTCTAATTCAACATTTTTTAATAATCTTAATCCATAATAATCTTTTGTATCACCACCACTAGTGTTGTTCAAACTTCCTTTAAAATACATTCTATTTATTAAATCACCATTGCGTGTTACTAAAACACTTACACGGGAACCAAGAGACGCATTACCATTAAAAGTTTGTTGTATAGATTCTAACGCAAAGTTAGTATGTCTGCGATAAACTACTTTAAAAAAAGTAATTTGTGGATTTCCTGTTAAATAAACATCTTGAGCACCATATGCAACTAATTGTAATAGACCTCCTCCCATTATTAATTAATCCTTCTATATTATAATAAAAGATAATAAAAATAAATTTAATTAGAATACGCTATACCGCCCATACCCGACAATATTCTTAATACATTATAGTTAACGGCATATACTGAAATATCACCATCAATATCAGAAGTAACATTTAATACGGCAGTATCTATTCTTGACATATTAAGAGTGCCAGATGGTTGATGTTCTTCTGGTTTTAATGCGAATGAATATACATTTATACCTCTACCAGTTGGTATATTTTCGTGATGTTGATATGGTTGTATCATATCAAAATATTTACCTTCCCTTTCGGCAAAACGGTCGTTGCCATTTAATACAAGTTTTGCAGATCTTACAGGATTTTCTACGCCAGTATTATATACATACGGATTATTACCAATTGTCCAAACTAATTCTTTAACAGGATGATTGAAATTTAATTTTACTTTATTGGTACCAGTAGTAACACCTTCAGAACCAGTGAATTGTAATTGTTCAATTAAATATTCATGAGATGATTGAGCAAATTTTCTGCGTTCATCAGTATCTAAATATATGTAATCTACCCATAAAGAAGCACCATCTAAAGTAGCTGGCGATGCGGGCGCCCCAAGTTCAATATTTACTTTAACTTCATGATATTGTAATGCAATTAAAGGTAACGCTAAACCTACATTGCGACAAAACCAAAATTCTAATGGTATATGAAATTTACCTGATGCAGCACTACTACCTCCAGCAACCATTCTTTTATAACCTTCTTGTTTTCCAACTGGTAAAGATAATTCATTCCATATATACATCCATTCGCCATATTGTTTATCTATTTTTTGACCACCAATTTCTAATTCAACTGATTTTATTAATTTTAATCCATCCCAATTTTTGGCGTTAGTCATATCGGCAACTAAATACATTCTATTAATTAAATCGCCGTTTCTAGATATAGTAGAAGTTACTCTTGAACCAGCGGCAACTGTGCCATTAAAAGTTTGTTGTATAGATTCTAATGCAAAATTAGTATGTCTGCGATAAACTACTTTGAAAAAGGTAATTTGAGGATTACCTGTTAAATAAACATCTTGAGCACCATAGGCAACTAATTGAAGAAGACCGCCACCCATTATTATTACTTTCTTTATATTAATAACATTAGAAAAAAAATTTAATTAGAATAAGCTAAACCCCCCATTCCGGATAATATTCTTAATACATTGTAATTAACAGCAAAAACTGAAATAGTATCATTATTCTGAATAATGTTATATTTATGTGTTAATATAGCACTATCGATACGTGACATATTAAGTGTTCCGGAAGGTTGATGTTCTTCAGGTTTTAATGCGAATGAATAAACAAATATATTATTTTTTTCAGGAATATTAGTATGATGTTGATATGGTTGAACGTGAGAAAAATATTTTCCATCCCTTGGCGTAAATCTATCATTACCATTTAATTTTAAATTTGCAATATTTAAATTATTTTGATAATTAGGCCATTCAGTAGTAGTTATATCATTAATTTTTTTATTAACCCATACTATTTCTTTAACTGGATGATTAAAATTTAATTGTGTTTGCATTGATTTTGAACTAATTATTTCTTCGCCTGTAAATTGTAATTGTTCTATTAAATATTCATGCGATGATTGAGCAAATTTTCTACGTTCATCAGTATCTAAATATATATAATCTAACCATATATTTATTTTTGGAAAAGATATATTATTTACATCTGTAACATATACAATATTATCTTCGTCAAATGTTACTATAGGATCACTACCCGGTTCATCTTTACCTTTAATTTTATGTATTCTGGCTTTTAATATAATTTCTTCTAATGAACAAAATGTTATATTTAATTTTACTTCATGATATTGTAATGCAATTAATGGTAATGCTAAACCAACATTGCGACAAAACCAAAATTCTAATGGAATAATTAATTTATTACTTTCCTTATTTTCTTTTGATGATAATAAAAGGCCATCCGAACCTACCATTTTTTTATAACCTTCTTTTTTTCCAACTGGTAATGATAATTCATTCCATATATACATCCATTCACTATAATGTTTATCTATTTGTTGCCCGCCAATTTCAATAGAAACATTTTTAAGTAAAATTAAACCAACATAATTTTTATAATTTTGATAAGTGTCCAGTAATTCAGCGTTTCCGCTAATTATTTCACCATTCTCTTTTATTTTATCAGTTAATGTTTTTAGTTCAATTTCAATATATGCACGATTAATTAAATCACCGTTTCTTGATACAGTACATACAATTTTATTATTAAATCCTGGTGTGCCATTAAAAGTTTGTTGTATAGATTCTAATGCAAAATTTGTGTGCCTACGATAAACTACTTTAAAAAAGGTAATTTGAGGATTACCTGTTAGATAAACATCTTGAGCACCATATGCCACTAATTGCAATAACCCCCCGCCCATTATTCTTTCCTATTATTATATAAGTAAAATAAAAAAAAATTTAATTAGAATATGCTAAACCACCCATACCTGATAATATTCTTAATACATTGTAATTTACTGCAAAAATAGATACAGTATCACCAGGAGCTGGTGATGTTTTATATTTTTGTGCTAATATAGCACTATCTATGCGAGACATATTAAGAGTACCAGATGGTTGATGTTCTTCAGGTTTTATAGCGAATGAATATACTTTTATGTTAGTATCAGGAATATTAGTATGATGTTGATATGGTTGAACATGAGAGAAATATTTTCCATCTCTTCTAGCAAATCTATCATTGCCATTTAATTTTAACAAAGCGGAATCTAAATTATCACCATATGAAAAATCTCGAGAAACAGTAGTAGATTTTTCAACCCAAACAAGTTCTTTAACAGGGTGATTGAAATTTAATCTGGTTTGTGTAGATGTTGAAATGCTTTCTTCGCCAGTAAATTGTAATTGTTCAATTAAATATTCGTGTGATAATTGAGCGAATTTTCTTCTTTCATCAGTATCTAAATAGATATAATCAACCCAAATATTAACATTTGGGAATGCAATAGAAGTTGAACCTACACTGAATGTTGTAGGTAGCGAACCATCAGCTCCTGAAGTAAATTCAACGGTAACATCACTCAAACTAGCAAATTCAATTTTAAATTTTACTTCGTGATATTGAAGTGCTATTAATGGTAATGCTAAACCTACATTTCTGCAAAACCAAAATTCTAATGGTACAAATAATTTATTATTATTTGTTTTTGATAATTCTAAACCATCTTCGCCAACCATTTTATTATAACCATCTCTTTTACCATCAGGTAAAGATAACTCATTCCATATATACATCCAATCAGAATACTGTTTATCAATTTGTTGTCCTCCAATTTCAACAACAACATTTTTAAGTAATTGTAAACCTACATAATTTTTATATAAAACAAAATCTGTATCTGCAGTGTATTTGTCGTCTGGTAATTGATCATCATCATCAACAATTTGAGGTAAATCCATTTCAACATATACACGATTAATTAAATCACCGTTTCTTGATACAGTACAAGTAATAGTATTATCAAAACCGGCAGTTCCATTAAAAGTTTGTTGTATAGATTCTAATGCAAAGTTAGTATGTCTGCGATATACTACTTTAAAAAAGGTAATTTGGGGATTACCAGTTAAATAAACATCTTGAGCACCATAGGCAACTAATTGAAGAAGACCGCCACCCATTATTATTAATTCTCTTTATACTATAATATAAGAAAAAAATTTATATTACTTAAGAATGACAAAAGTAAATTATTTATATTAAAATGTTTAAAGAAAAAACATCTAAAAAAAGACTTAATAATAATGAAAAAACTAAAGATAATTGTACTTTAGATACAATGCATCATAATATTATAGAATTATTTGAAAATAAAAAAAAAGAAGAAAATAATTTACTTATTAAATTAGAAGAATTAAAGAAATATAATTCAGAAATAATTAGTAAAATAGAAAATTTATCAATAAATAAAGAAAATTTAGAATCAGTAGAATATAAAACTTTATGGAATAGTAATATTGAAACAAAAGAAAAAATAATAGATTTAAAAAAACAAATAAAGGATATAAATAACTATAACGAAATAGAATATTATAAAGATACAAGCGATATATTGTTCAATTATTATGATATAATAGAAAAAGAATCGAGTATAAATTATCAAAAAAATAAAAGAACAATAATGGATGCATTTAATAATAAAAACATATGCGAAACAAATAAAGATAAAACAAGTTTAGTAGATGAATATCTTTCTTTAACTAATAAACAACACGTTAAAAAAATAAATAAAGAAAATATCGAATTGTGTAAAGAATGTAATACAACACTAACATGCTTACAACACGAAGCAATTATGATATGTGAAAATTGTGGTTTTCAAGAATTATTATTAGTTGAACAAAATAGACCGATATTAAAACAAAATGCGAAAGATGTTTCTCATTTTAGTTATAAAAGAATAAATCATTTTAGAGAATGGTGCAATCAAGTACAGGGAAAAGAAAGTACAGATATTCCAGATGAAATATTTGAAAAAATTATTAATGAAATAAAAAAGGAAAAAATAAGTGATACAAAAAAAATTACATACGCAAAAATGAGAGAAATATTAAAAAGATTGCGAATAAATAAATATTACGAACATATTAACTATATATTAAACCGAATAAATGGAATACCTACACCGCAATTTTCAACAGAATTAGAAGAAAAATTATGTATAATGTTTAGAGATATACAGGCGCCTTTTTTAAAACATTGTCCCAAAGATAGAAAAAACTTTTTATCTTATAGTTATGTTTTATATAAATTTTTTCAAATTTTGGGTTTAAATGAATATTTAAAATATTTTCCGTTATTGAAAAGTAGGGAAAAACTATATTTGCAGGATCAAATATGGAAAAAAATATGTATAGAATTAAATTATCCGATTATTCCATCATTATAATTTTTTTATTATATCTCTAATATTGTTTTGTTTTCCATTAAAATGATTTTTTGATAATAAACCAAGTACGTGCATAATATCTTTTGTATTTTTTTTTACAATTTTATTTTTGCCACCAATAGCAGCA